CTAAAGGATCGAAAACTAGCATAAGTATAATTATGTACCAATTAACTACAGTATCAATGTCACTCCCCGTTAATTTTGCAATATATTTAAGCGGGCCTACTTCTTTAGCTAAATCTGAATTAGAAGATACCCCAAGTTTTTCTTGTTCTATAGAGGATATTTTTTTATTTTTAGAAGATATCGAATCGTTTAAGACCGATATCTCTGAATCCATTCTTTTTATTTCTGAATCTACATCTTTTATCTGTTGTCTAACAGATGAAGTTGACTTAGACTTCTCGATTAAAACATCCTGTGTTGATTGAAGATTGGTTCTTATATTAGTTAACTGTGTTAATCTGTCATTTTTTTGATTAATCTGTGACTCGAAATTTTTTATTTCAGTTTGAACTATTGATATATTTTTATCTAGTATTTGTATATTTTTATCCTGATTCTGTACCTTAAAAGCTGTTTCCTGGTATGCTGAGGATAAAAATCCATATATTCCTGCTGATGTTATTATTATTAATATTAGAGTAGCTAGAGATAAATATATTTTTAATCCAAGATTAATTTTTTTCCAGTATTGATAAAGCAATGATGCAGTAACCAATTTTGCAAATTCTAAGCTCCCAGCTAGAACCATTACTTGTAATGAAGCTCCCGCAAACATTTTACCAAGTCCTGTAACTGAATAAAAAGCTGCTGATCCGGAAACAGATAAAGCAGAGAGTGCTATTATCCAAGGTAATAATTTCTTTTTCATACTTAAGTATATATCCATAAAAAAAGACCAGGCAATAATAGACCTGGTCTTTGATATAATTATTCCTATTCTTTTATTCTAATTCGATTCCTTGTTCTGCAGCAGCTAGTTGTTTTTCAAGATCCTTTAGAACAATATTGTCCTGTTGAATTAAGGTAAGACTTTCCTCAAATGTTTTCCATAAAGAAATAAAATCTACGATCTCTGATGATCCTTTACCATTCCATTTCATTAAAAAGTAATGAGAAGCCTCTATTTCTAGATTAGTAAAATATACTACACCGTCCTTAATGCCTTCTTTTTTTACTGCTTCGATTCTTTTTAGAATCTCAGTAACCCCTAAAGCTTCTTTAGATCTCCATTCAACTTCCTCTTTCATGAATTTTTCAAATCTGTTTAAAAGATCCTTGCTCATTGAAAGTGCATATTCTTTGTCCTTTAAACTTTCTTTATATCCATCAAGATCGTTTTTAATAGATTGTACTTTTTCAGTGTCAACTTTGTTGATAAATTTATCCAAGATAGCTTCGTTTTGAGCTTCCATTACATCTTCTGGTTGTTTCTTTGCCATTTTATTTTTTTATTTTTATAGATATTAAATAGTAGTAAGTTTCTTATATTCCGTGAATTTCCCTGAATTTTTTAGCAAGACCTATAAATTGCTCTAAATAATATTTCAATTCATAATCATGAACTATAAATGTTTGTATATCTGACGTTTGTTCATTAGCTATCCTTATCCTTCCTAGCTTAGGTACCTCTTTATATTTTTCAGCACACATAAACATATAAGCAGAAATTTGTAATTTATAACTTAGGATATCCTCTTCGTCCTTTAGAGAGGTAGATGATTTAAAATCGTCAACTATTAAATAGTTTTCCTTGTTTCTGTAAACAAAATCGCATGCTCCTGCCCATCCCCCTTTAAAAGTAGTATATAAAAAAGCTTCATTATCTACTACCTCCTCTATTTCATCCCAGAAATTAATGTGATAAAAATTCCAAAATAAGTCTCTTCCCTTGTTTACATACTTTAAATATTTTCCTTCGTCTCTTCTAGATTCTTCTATGGCAAATATCTGAGCTTTTTTTAATGATGATTCAACATCTTTTTCTTTTGCCCATTCTAATAGGAATAGCTCAAGCATTCTGTGCATAACCGTTCCTCTCTCTGCAGCATCGTGTAATATCTTGTTCCATTTATCCTCTCCGAATTGGATCTTTAAAGCATCGTATTTTTCGTTTTTTACTAGCTTTAATATTGTAGTAACAGACGGCAAAATTAAAGGAGCTTCGCCAGCTCCTTCTACTACGTAAGCTCTCCCCCAAGGAAATGCTTGTCTATTTATTTGTATGTCAGAAGATAGCATTCCATAAATATTTAATCCACTCAAACCCCCAAGATATAAATCCAAATTTATATTGGAGCCAAATTAATAGCAACACTAATATTATTCTATAGATAATCCATCTTATAGATAACCTCTGGAAAAATGGGGTATAAACCATTAGATAGGAAAAAGAATTTGGTATGGGTGATATTTTAGGAATTATGATCTCTTGTAGATTTAAGCTTGTCAGATATTCATTAAGTGGTCTAGATTCCTCTAAAATATAAGCAGGTCTTATCTCTTCGGGAGAATCTGGTGAATAAATAACCTCTGGAGGTAAATTTACTACTGTATAGATTCTACCTATCCAATCTACTCTGAGCTTAAATTTTTCCCATTCAATTGTGCCTCTATTCTTCTTTATAGTTTTCCTTATAAAGAAATAGTTATTGATGTCTGTTATAACTCTTTTAAAAGGATAATTCATATCAATTATATCTATCTATATAAAAAAGTTACGATCAATCGTTAAACTTTAAATTTACTCCAGGAAACATCTCTCTAACTTTCAATCTAGCTCTTCTTATACGGGTAGCTATTGCTCTTTTTTTCATCCCGTATTTATCAGCTATTTCTTGATATTTCATTCTAAGAATTTCACGGTCGAAAAGAATATCTTTATATATTTCTGGAAGATCGTTCATTCTTTCGACAACATTATCATATAAGTCCTCCATCTCATCATTTTCGACAGATATAAAGTCAAAATCAGATTCTAATGTTGCTGGTGAAGTTCTCAATGGGGAATTTGAATATTCCTCCGAATCATCGTTATTTTTTACTACCTCTTGAATAATAGGCATATATCGATCCTCATTCTTTTTTATTACTAGAGATTCGTTTTTAGCTATGTTATAAATCCATGTGGAGAAGTTACCTCTTGATGGATCATACTGTGATATTTTTGTCCATATCTTAGCCATTGTATTAGATACTGCATCCTCTGCAGATTCTTGCTCTATCAATATAGATCTACAATGTTTTAATAATCCCGGTTTAATTCTTTTATACAATTCAACAAAATCTTTCTCCGATGAGGTTTTCATAAAACTTTCTGCCAATTCCTGAATATTCTTTGCCGCCATAATTTTTTTTAGTTTTTTTAGTTTTTAGTTTATAGGTTTACTTTTTTTATTTCTATCCCTGCCTCTTCGAAAAGTTTAAATGAATCTGTATTTCTATAGACTTCCATATAAACTATTCTTTTTATTCCTGCCTGTATGATAATCTTAGCACAGTCAAAGCAAGGAGAAAGAGTCACATAAAGTGTAGCTCCTTCTGCACTATTGGTACTTTTTGCTATTTTTGTAATGGCATTTGCTTCGGCGTGTAAAACTGTAGGTAATGTATTATTATTACAGTCCTCACATTCATTAGGAAATCCTGATGGTGTTCCGTTATAACCGTCGGATATTATTTGACGGTCTTTTACTATTAAGCAACCTACTTGATTTCTTTTGCAGTGAGAGTTCTCCGACCAAACTTTGGCCATTCTTAAATAGAGTACGTCTAGCTTATTCTGCTTGTGTTGTGGTAGGTTCTGATTGTTCATCAGATTCAGCGCTTTTTAAAGGTGTAACTTCTATTTTGAATCTTTCAACAATATGAAAAGTCTCCATAAGTCTAAAAACGCCCAAGAGATTTAAAATTTGATTAATTTCTTCCTCAGTAAATTCAATTTTTTCTTCATTTTCCAAAAGTTCCAAACATTCCTTGTAGCCTGCATAGCCGTTTAAAAATCCAAGAACTGTCTCTCTTAGTTCTTTGGTAATTTCATAGTTTTTACTCATAATTTATTATTTAGGTTTATTTTTTACAAATATATTAATTATTCTCTAAAAAGTAAATCCCCTAATTGAAATTTTTCTTATTAGAAATAACCATAAGAGGATTCTGTAGAGTAGTATTCAATTGTGATAATAATCTAACCATAGATTTTATATCTTCAGACATATCCTTATTCATTTTATCTGATTCTTCTTTATTCTTAGCATCCTCCGCTTTTTTATTTTCTTCTTTTTTCTTATCTTGTTCTGCAGTGGATGTATTCACTTCTGAACTAGATGGGGTTGTAGTCGCACTCGTACTCGAACTTGTACTGGTGTTAGTCGTTGAACCTGTTGTTGTATTTGTTTGTGTAGTATTACTTTCAGTCTTAGGAGGTTCACTAACACTATTTAAGTTTTGTACTTGTGTTTCTTTTATAGGACTACTACTGGAAGAAGTTTCATTTTTTGACGGATTTATTTCAGTTTTTTTATCCTCTATCTTAGTTTCTTTAGTTTCTTTTTTTGGTTTTTCTTTTGTCCCTTTATCTCCTTCTTTTTTATCATCATCTTTTTTCTTAGAAAGACCTAGATCCTCTAGTATTTTATCTTGAGCTGCAGATACCTCAGCATTTTTATTATTCTTTTTAGAGCTAGATTTATTTTCATCTCCACCTTCTCCTTCCTTTTTATCTCCACCTACTTTTATTCCTAACGATTCTAAAATGGCATCTTGTGCTTTTTCAGTTTCTGATTTTTCTCCTTTCTTTGTGTTACTTTTACCTTTCTTTACATTCTCTACCTTTGTCGGTGTAGCTGATCCAGTTGATCCAGTTGATCCAGTTGATCCTGTGGCACTTTTATTTGCTAGATTTTCTACTGATGCTACCGATGATGCTCCTGTAGGGCCAGTTGCTGATTTATCTGTGCTGGATGTACTAGCTCCTTCTACTGGTTTTTCTCCTCCAGTTCCTCCCGTGGTAGAAGGAGGATTTGTAGCCCCAGTAGCCCCAGTAGCAGATTTTTCTTGATTTTTTTCTTCTAATTTTTGTTCTTCTGTTTTAGATTTAGATTCTTCTTTTTTTGCTTCTTCTGCTGATTTTTTTATTATATCCTCTGCCTTTTCCCCGTCTGCCTTTTTTTGTAATAGCTCAATATTATCCTTATACATTTTTGACATATAAGTTACACTCTGATTATCAGTGAATCCTTCCCTTTCTAATATTTTAGCCAGTGCAGATATCATAGCATTATTTTCAGGAGTGGAAAGCATAGCCACCTTTTGCCCGTACATAGGACTGTTTTTATCTTCGTTAAAAGCCCCGTATATTTCGGAAAACCTATCTAAAACATTATCAAATTTAAATTTTTCGTTCTTTATTCTACTATCAAAATCACTTTTTACGTCATCGTATAACTCGTATTGATTTATTTTATTTAACCCACCTAAGCTTTCAACTATTTCGGTAACTGTACCATTTTTTAAGGTCATTGCGTTTGCTATTTTACTTTTAGCTGCGCTTTTAGACATCTCGAATATCTCTTTTCCGTCTACAGTTTCTCCTTTATCTATTTTTTTTTGTATTTTACTTCTATTGGTGCTATTGTCAACGTATGCTTCAGTAAAATATATAGCTTTTGTATCTATAGATTCACTTAATTGTTTTACATTCTTGTCATAAGATTCGTCGTAAAATTCTCTGGCTTTTTTTATAACTGCGTCTGCAGATTTTTTTTTGTTTTTTAAATCTTCGTCAATTTCTTTTCCTGTTAATTGACCAGAACTTACCATTGCGCTTTCTTGCTCTTTAAATTTAGCTCTATCAAAAGCTGAATCTGCTTTAAAAACAGGAAATTCCGATCCTGTTGCTCCTTGTGTTCCTGTTTCTCCTGCCAAAATTATTTTTATTTATATACCTAAAAAGCCAAAAAGTTTAACTTTTTGGCTTTGAAAATTCATATGCTTCTACTAAGTCACCTTGCTCGATTTTTTTGTTTTCTCTTTCTATTTTTTCGTTTAATTTATCTATAAACAATTGATACTCGTAAAAAGGTAATTCTTCTAAATGATCTATAGATAATTTAAATTCATCCCAAAGTCTAAATTTAATATCAAAGTAGTTGGCTAAAGATATCTGAAATAACGAAAAGAGATCTGTACCCTCCGGGAAATGAGATATCTGCTGTGACCTCCCCCTCACAGCTTTCACATTTACTATAGATTCTTGATTTAGTTGCAAAATTTATTCTTTCAGTAATCTGATCTGCAATCGAGAATTGTAGTGGTGTCCAATCTATAGAAGATCTCTCGTATTGATCATATAATCTTTCATCCAATCCTCTCCAATCAGGAATAATGAATGTTGCTACTTTAGCGAAGCTCTCGTCGAACTTTTTACCATTTCTTCTTTTTTCTGATATAATCTTCCTACATATTGTAGTTACCCCAACAGTAGGAATATAAAGATCCATTTCTTGAGATCCGTCTTTAGGAACAAATTTAAAAGAATAGCTATCTCTGCTGTATCTTTTTAATATCTCTTCATCCACGATAAAGCTATCCAAAATATTAGATTTTAACTCTATCATATCTGGTATATTACAATCTTCTTTTTTACAATTCTTAGTTACTGGTAATAATATTTTATTTTCGCCTCTAATGAAAGTAAAATCTCTAATTGCCATTATGACGTAAAATCTGTCCTCGTACCATAAATCATAAGATTCTAAAACTCCTCCGTTCCATCTTATCTTCATACACTTAGAAAGAATAGAATTTAATTTATCGTCCAGATCTAATCTATCTTCCTCATCTACTGTAGAGTAGTGGCGTATTTCTTTTACTCCTGCTGCTTTTATAGCAATCTCAAATCCATCGGGATATCCAAAACCTTTTGAAGGAAGATTAGAAACCGGTATATTTTTCCATTCGGTCTCCATTCCTAATGGATTTCTATTAATATTAACTTTTCCTAAATTGTTAGGATTATTAGTAACCGATTGATTTCCAATTGGTTGTGGATTAGGAATATTATTAGATTCTTTCTCTATCCAATTAGGTATTTCGTATGAACCAACGTCAGGATCGTTATCGTATTGAAACTTAGATTCCGCTTCTCTTTTGCTAAGCTCATTAAGCAATTCGTCATTTATATTATCTTCCATAACTTATCTTATATCTTATTCTACTTTTTTTCCTCCTTTTAGTTTCTTATTTGATGACAAAAAGAAATAAAATCCAAAGAAAACACCCGAAAGGAAATAAAAAATTGCTACTGTATGCCAGTAAGAATCTGTCCATTTCATTATTGTTGCAAAAAGGATATCGAATCCGAAGGGATTGAAGAAAGTTGCTAAGACCAAACAAACTGAGGCTATTCTTGTTCTGTTTTTCTGACTCACAATCGTCGTCCATATTATTTTAATATCTACATTTTTAATTTCAATTGAAACAAAAAATGGAGACTTTGTAGAGTCTCCATTTATATATTTGTTTTATTTTTATTAGTTAAAAACGTCTTCAAAATAATCAGCTCTAAATGATAAAGCTATTTTATAAGGAGTAGTACCGTTGGTATAATCCAAATCTAAAGCCTTTATTTGATCAACAGGGAAGCAATTAATTAATTTAATTCTTCTAAAAACGTCACCTTGCTTATTGAATATAGATACTAAAATATAAGTCCCTCCTGCGTAAGTAGATTTAATCCCAGTAGCACCAGTTAAAGGGTTATAGATAAGGTCTGACCATTGTCTAAGTGCTTTGAATACATAGTTGCTGTTATTGTCGTTAAGGTTAGTCTCAAATTCGATTCTTACTTTAACACCAGTATCATCAACTGCAGAACCTGCATATCTTCTTTTTGAAAACTTATATCTTTGTTCTGCTATATTAGGGTTTTTATCTACTGTTAGTCCAGAAACAGAAAGTACGTTTTCTACTAACAAACTTCTTCCACTATTTCCTTGCTCTAAGGAAACTCCTGCAGGAGGTTGTATGATAACCTCAAACTGGTTAAGGTATACCGGTTCGTATAATTGTACCGCTGCTTTTGACGATGTAAAATGTGGTAATCCTGCCATTTTTTAATTATTTATATAAATATATCATCGAAATAGTCAACTGCCCATTGAAGAGTCAATTTATAAATTGATGTTTGAGTATAGTTTAGCCCCATTTCAGTAATAGGTGACATAGGAAAGCAATCTCTAAGATTGATCTTTCTGAATATATCTCCCTGCTTATTGAAAACATTTATTAGTATATTTCCTGTATAATCTTTCTTAAGCCCCATTGCACCAGTTAGAGGATTATAAATAAGATCTGACCATTGACGAAGAACTTTAAATACGTACATAGAATTACTATCGTTAAGGTTAACCTCGAATTCTATATCAACGTCTAATCCTGTTCTTGCCGGAGCTGCACCAGCATAGTATCTCTTAGCAAATTTGTATTGCTGAGTGATCTCTGTTGGAACTTGATCTACTTGTAATCCCGAAACTCTAGTTACTTGCTCAAGTAATATATTAGAGCTCTGTGGATTTCCCTGCGGAATAGATATAGCAGTTGGAGGGGTAATATTTACTTCAAACTGGTTAAGAAAAACCGGTTCAAATCTATTAACCGACGCTTTAGAGCTTGTATAATGTGGTAATCCTGCCATGTTTTTATTTTATATATTTACAT